CCATTTATTACCATTAAAGATATACGATAATGAACCTGAGTTACTATTAATTTGTGATTGCACCTGACCATTACTGAGCGGACCTGCAATAGTAATTGGATTTGCTGCAGCTAAACAACTAATGTCAGCGACTACCGCTACCATACCAGTTGGCGGTGCTAATGGTAATATAATAAGAGTACCACAACATGCACCAACATAAAAGTCATTTTGTAACATTTGATATGTTGCACCTGTTGGATTACAAACGCTCTTAACGAGTGGACCGCCTGTACCACTTGATATTATGTAGCCAGCATATGGTAATACCCAGCCACTTACTGCTGAATCTGCAATCATAACTGATTTAACAATATGACCATTGACTACTGGTTGTGTAGAAGTCATTAATCCTGCTGTAACATCACTTAAAAAGTATGTGGTGCTTGTAGCTAATCCAGTTAAACCCGTAACATAGCCTTCTTGTGTTAAATCAAAACAATCGGCATTATAACATTTAGTTACCAAACCAATAACCTCACCATCATATAAACCATTAGCAATCGCTTTATTATATGTTCCACCACTCCAACCAACAACATTTTGTACGTTGAAACCATGAGCAACCTGACAAATGAATTTAGTTACCCTTTGACCTGAAGTACTAGTTGAGGTAACTGACTTAACATAGCCTCTATCAACGAGTGAACGATCAGTATATGATGCACTATAATCACCGCCATATTCAATACCTGTTCGTCCAGAAGCAATACGTGCATCAGTTATTGTGGTTGTACCAGTTAATGTACCGCCAAGTCTTACAGTAGTGCCTATTTTGTTCAGACCATTGCTTGCATTAATAACAGCATTTGCGGTAGTTCCAGATAAATAAATAAATGCCTCATCATAAGAAATGGCAATTAAGTTCGGAGTTTTTGTCATTAATGTTCTAAGGTGTAGATTATTATGTTCTTTGAATGCAAAATGAGGTCCACCTATAGAAATTGTACTACCAGTAGTTAAACTACCAAGAACAGTGCCTATAACAACATTTGAGCCATTATTATATGAAATATTTGTCCAAGAAGTGTTTACATATGCAGTTGCTGGTGGATAATATGCTACACCACTTATTGCCTGTCCGATTTCCAAAGAAATATCACCATTAACTAAAAGCCACCCAACTTGTAATGAACCACTTGTATCGTCATTCCAAAGCCATGATTGAACAGGTGCTGTTGTTTTAACATAACCTCTTTTGGGAATATTATCTGCTGGAACGCCAATATGAATTATACCATCAGTTCCCCTGTAATAAAAATTATATAATAAAGCATAGTTACCACTATATTGTGCAGGAAGCGTTAAATGAGTAATCGGTAATACCTGTATACCTGTCTGTCCAGTAAAAAATCCTAAGTTTGTTGCACCAGTAACAAAAGAAGCCGTTTGGATAACTGAATCATATTTCTTTTGAATTAAACTGCCATTACTAACACCATCCTTAAACCAAAATTCAAGATTTGTTCCACCTGTGGTAATAAAAACAGTTAATCCACTGTGTCTCTCACTTAATGGAATTGTAGAAAATACTTCAGTCGTTGCTGAATATGGCAATGGAGAACCACTTAATGTTCTTTCACTTAGATAACGCTTATCTGCGGAAGCAGGTGCAGCTATTTTTAAATTTGAGTTTAATTGTATTGACATAATTAACTGTTTTTAAATGTTAATGAGTAAAATCCTGAAGAATAAGTATTTGTTGCGTAATTACTAACGTAAAATCTATATGGATAAGTAACCCATAAACTGGTTGGTTCATTAATAACACATGTAGTTGGTGCATTAAATAATCCACCCGGTATAGGTTCGGTGTTTGTTGATGGTGCATTTGAACCGACCCATTTGTGTTTAATTGTTAATGTCGAACCCGATGGAACAGCTAACCATAAATATTTAGTTGTGCCTGAAACATTAAAGTTTACTGCAATGTCGTTATTAGTATCGAAAACTACTTTAGTACCACTGTTAATAAGTGCTTGACCTACAACTGGTGCACCGACACTACTGCCATAAAAGTATGGATATAAACCACAAATAGTACATGTTCTGGCAGGAGTAGTTGTACCTGCAGGTAAGGTTGTACAGAATGTACCACCAGTACTATCATAAGCTGGTGTTGCTCCAGAAGCAAAACTAACTGAACCTGATACTAAATTATTACCATTAGTAACTGCATGTGGAGTTAATACATGACAATTACAACAAGCCGATGACGTAATACCTGTTGGAACACCAAAATCTGTATAACAATAAGAAGTTGGTAATCCACTTCTGAAACAGCAAGCTCCACAATATTGTGGTGAAATACAACCTCTATCAAAACAAGAAGTAACACAAAGTGAAATTGATGTACCTACTTCATAAACTGCTGTTGATGGGCTAACAATAAATGCACTATGTGAAGGTGGTGTTACTGCTGGTGGTACTGTTGGAACTAATATCTTTTGAAGAATATAACTAAGCGTACAACCGCTAATTGCAGTACCTGCAGGTAGTCCACCTACAGTACAGGTTGTTGGTGATGCACATAAATATACACCAGTACCGCCAGATGCACTTGATGGTTTCAACACAATATTACTACCAACCAATGTCAATACATCATACTGTGTTCCTCCTGTAGCAACTATCGGTCTATAACCACCAATGCCATCAGTTAAAGTTAAACCAGTCGGTGTTGATATTCTTGTTTGACCAGATAGTGTCAATGTGCTTTCGCCTAATTGCTTAAATTGTAGGTCTTCTAAATTTGGACGTGCGAAAAATGCCATATGTTTTTATTTATTAAATTGCTATATTATTTTTTAACACTTCAGAAAGAAATAATCTTTCAGTATATGGAATACGCAATAATTTATAACCCTTACTTGTTGCATATTCTGTTTTAATTTTATCGTTAAATTGTCTTTTTTCTAATCCAAGTTTCCCACCCCAAATTGAAACTTCAATATAATGTTGTTCTCCATCATATTCAATTAATGTATTATGCCTTGGTAAATAAAAATCAAAAATTAGTTTCTTTTGTGCTTTACAATCATCAAATCTTTTTTGATGAATAAATTCAATATTGTTTTTAATTAAATATTCTTTTATTTCTTCTTCCGCAGAAGAAAAATTTGTTCTATGATATCCACAATCAGGACAGCCATATCCACTTAAATGATTTGTAGGTGTTTGCCAAAAAAAAGACTTGTGTTTATTACAAAAAATACATACTTTTTTTGAAAAAGCAATATAAGAGCATGACGAATAATCATATTTATTTCCATGAACTTCTTTTGCTTTTTTTATAAATTCATTTGTAGTTAAAGATTTGTTCTTTTTTTCTCGATTAATTTCAAGAACATTTAATTCACCATCAAAAAATGAATTATAATTTTTATTATATGTGTACATTTCTTTCATAAAAACTCGTAACTTATAAGCCGTACCCTTAATTAGCAATCCGACCATTTCTGATCGGTTTACTTTACAATAAATACAAAAGAACTTGATTAAAAACATCGTAAAATGAAAAACCCCACAAGATTTCTCCTGCGGGGTTTTAACTATTTAAATAAGCGACTGCTTGCCAAGCCTGATTAAAGACTGAATCTTTCTTGTTTCTTTGCTTTCTTTCTTAGTTCATTTACTTCCCTGAAAGCATTAGGGTTGAATCTCTCCCTTTTGATGATTGATACCAAATGGTTAAAATCATTTTCGGTAATTACCTGTCCAATATAACCTTCGGCTCTCAAGACATAACTCTTTGGAGCAGACTTTCCTATTGGCTGACCTTCAGTATCAAGTACTGCGTCAAACTGTAAATCAAGAACTTCCTGAATCCTTTCCTGAACGTCATCAGTCATAGACTTTTTAGTCTTTTTCATTGCCTTTTCAAGCAAATCAATAACATTAGTCTGATGAGTCTTTTTAAGCTCAGTATAAGTTTCAGTAAATGGATGACCAGTAGTTTTGTTCTGCACTTCACTAATAATTGCCAAAGAACCATAACAGTCTCTGATCATCATTTCCCATACCTGTTCAGCGTATGTAAATGAAGGGAATTTGTCTATTGCAACAATTTCACCATCAATCAATACAATGATACCAATAAGATTCTTTGGACGTTCGAAATGTGCAATAAACTGTTCGAGTTTCTTGTCGAATTTTTCAAAGTATATGTTCAAATAGTTACCAGTACCAGACTTAGTTTCTAAGCCGAGCTTCTGAATTGCAGGATAAATGTTCTGGTAGCCAGAAGTATAACCTACTTTTTCAAATAACATTTCACGCATAGATACGGGAATCATACGAAATTCCTGAGTACCACGGAAGTAACCAGTTTGTCCACCCTGTACGCAACCAGCATCATGATATGTGGTGCTTGAATTAGGTTCAACGTAACCTGCTTTAACCATACCGTGGTTCTGAGCACTTTGTTTAGTCAATACAGCCATTTGAACAGGAAGTATTACTTCCTTCTTTTCCTTATTAGTAAAAGTGATCTCACCATAAGTGCTATTACTTGATACTAATGAAGTCAAGGGGTTCGCAAAGCGAGTATCCAATGAGAATTCAGCGTCTGCAGTTAAGCAAACAAGCTGCATGTTCATAATTGACTGAACTACGATGTTTCCGTCCTTGTCTTTGACTGGTCGGCAACCTTTTAACATTTCTGTAAGTTCTCTTTTGTTCATAGTATGATATTTTAAGCGTTTACATTTATTTTTTTTGTTCTCTTAACAGGAGCAGCTTCTAAAGCACGAACCTGATTTTCAAGCCAACGTGGAGTGTCGATTTCCAACAGCCTTGCCTGAATCTGTGGCTGAATTGCAACTGGATTATTGATTGCCATAGTTACAACATTTGGACTCAAAGGTCTTACGTTACCACCCATTTCAGCACCAGTAGTTGGAGAAATCTGGAAGATAGGTGTTACACTCTGAGTTTCTGCTCTCCAGATTTGAATTACTTCGTTAGTCAAACCATCATATGCGTTTTCGTATCCATCAGTTATGATGAAAATCGCATCATACTTGTTTGTACCTTCAAGTTTAAGTAAGTTGATGAATAATGAACCCATGTCACTTACAAATTCATCTGAAGTCACCAATGTTGAAATTCTTGCTGATTTACCCAATACCATTGCTGTGAAATTAGCAATTGATCTTGGTGTGTTCTTTGACTCAGCCTTGTCGCCAGTCATTGATGCACTATTATCAAGAATAATACCGATGTTCTGGTAGAAGAATCCTTGAATTTTCTTCTTCTCTGCAAGTTTGTTGATTGCGTCCCAAATTCCATCAGTGAAAGTAGTTTCATAACCAGTCTTGTAAAGTGCCAAGAAGTCAGTTGCTTTTTCAAGATCAACGTGTTTTTCAACACCCAACTTTGCGGTTGATTTGGTTTGACGAACCTGCTGGTTCACAGAAGTTACCTGAACAGTTGATCTGATCATAGCCTTAGTTGCTTCCTTCTGAATATCACTTGACCACATTGAGTGGTACTGTGGATGTCTTACAGATGAAATTAAGCCAAGCAGAACTTCTTCTGGAACATTCTTAATACCTTTGATATCAACCTTTGCCTTCTGGTATTCAGCCAAAAGAGGAAATTCGAAGAAATCAACACCAGCATCCTTTTTAAATAAGAACAGCAGTAATTTGAATGCTTTAGTAGCATCGCCATTGAAGTACTTTACAATACAATCATTGACAATCTTTGCTTCCTTTTCGCTGTAAACATTGTTGAAAAGAACAGTGTTGTTGATTGCAACTTGCTTCTGTGCAATAGAAAGCAATATGCTGGTTTTCTTCTGACCATATACATGAGTCAGAATTTCAGCAATTTTGTTTCTGTATTTCATTGCATAAAATTCCAAGTTAGGCTGACCCCAAATGTAACCCAATATGATTTTTCTTGTTCTTTCGTTATTTACTTTTGCGTCTTTCAATGATACGAATAAACGCAGAACATATGGTAAACCATTTTCACCAAGGTTATTCAATGCAGTAAGAACTGCCTTATCGCTGATACCATTATCATACCAGTCAATTGGATTAACAATATTACATGCTCCACCCCTTAGAGTATTTTTCAACTCATTGAACAGTACTTCCGATACGAATTGACCTGTAGCACCTTTTTGTGAGGCTATGATCAATGGGAGTTCTTTTGAAAGTTTATATAAGTTCCCAACCTGAGTCCTTATAGCTTTCATTTGTTCGTCTCTGCTGTGGTAGTAAGTTGCAGAACTACGACTTCCACTCGCTGTTTCAAGTCCTTGAATAATTGAAGATTTAATTAAATCTAAACTTGATTTTGTTAGTACTAAATTTTCCATAATTTTACAATTTTTAATTATATATCCAAATAAAATTTTTTGCCGTTTTTCTATTACCCTTACAAACATTAACAATATTACTATTAGGTATTTTTAGTGTTTTTGAGGCAGTTGATATTGATGCCCAATCTTTAATAAAATTCATATTTAAATCATATTGTGACACTGATTTTCCTTTTATTTTAATCATACCATTACTAATATTGTTTATATGTGTCATAGTATGTTTTCTTCCAACGCCAGTTGACATGCCAGTTTTTGTTATTATCATTTTTTTTACTGAATCAGGATTTCTTTTTTTATTTAAATTACCTAATCTAATTTTTTCTTTGGTTTCATCAGTAAGAACAGCACCTAATCTCCATTGTTTACCTTTTTGTCGTTGACTCATTTTTTCTTTACTTTCAATAGAATGTTTCAATCCATCACTTCCTTTACCACCCTCACAAATATTCGTTAATTTAAAATTCCAACATTTAAATTGTAAAATCCAATATTTTTCAAGCCAATGCCAATCAACCAAAGAACATTCATCAAGTAACTCAATATTTGGAGTTAAGCCTTCCTTTTTCAAAGAAATAATCCAATTACTTTTATATGTATTATCTCTTCTTGATATGTGTTTACGTAATCTTTCTTCCAAAGATTCAACCGTTTTACCCACATATCTAACTTCATTAGTTATTGGGTGTGATAATGTATATATTTTTACTTCATTTTCCATTTAATGTGCAAATATATAATAATAAATCAATATAAAAAATAAATTAGAATAAAAAAACAAAAATAATTTAGAATAAAAAATAAAAATGGGTGAGGTGATATATTTCTACATCAAGTCTCCACCCATTTTTTAAAGAATAACTACTCTTCTCAAATAAGAGAAGAAGTTTAGTTGTAATTTGGTAGTTTGTGCCCCCTCTCATATGAGGGGGATTACATTTTTCAATCTACTGTATACA